ATGACACCGGAAACGAAACGCCCGGCGCCGCTGGCAGGCGGCAACCGGGCGCAAAGCAATCAAACTGGACAGCCAGAAAATAGGCCACTTGCCGACGAAAGGCAACCGCTGCCTTGCCAGCTTCGCGAGCTGGCTGCGGACGTGCGCCGGCTGTTGCCTCACCGCTCCGACCCCGAACGCTTCCACGTTGACAAGGACGACGTGGCGCACCGGCTGGTGTCGCTCGCCGTCCGGCTGGAAGGTGCGCGATGAGCGGCGGGCCCGCGCCCGGCACCTGGTCGCGCGTATCGATCGCTGCCATTGCGGATAAGCGGGTATCGGACAAGGCGTTCCGCGTGCTCGCGGCACTGGGCAAGTATGCCGATGCGCGCGGCTACTGCTACCCGCCGCTGGCGACGATTGCTGGATCCACGGGCATGAGCACCCGAACCGCGCGCCGGCATCTTCGGGTGCTTGAGGACTGCGGCTACCTCACGACGTACCGGCAGAAGCGAATCCACGGCGGCGGTTACGGCGCCAATGCGTACCAGCTCCAATTCCCCGCGCCACGTCCACCATCCGCAAGCCTGGAGCGTGAGGCCGAAGGCGAACCATCCCCACCTACCGGGAGCGTCGCAAACGGCACCAGCGGCCACGGCAACGCGATTGAGGCGATAGGACATAGCTGTGTCCGCTCGCCTGTGGACAAGTGCCGGGATGACGTGGTTGCGATCGGACAAATGAGGCCCGGCGATCGGACAAAAAGGGCGATTCCGATAGGACACAGCTCTGTCCGCCTAACTAACCCAGTAACTAGCCCACTTAAAACTAGCCCACAGCCGCGCGCGAGCAAGAAATGTTTTCAACAAGATTATCAAACCGAGATCGTGCATCGAATCGTGGCATTTGGCATTCAGCGGGAAGAGGCGTGGGCATTCATGTTCGAACTCGACGATCAAGGCGAGATCGGCGACTTCACCGAGCGACAGCGAATCGGCACGCTGAGCGACAGGCACTTGCTGGCGCGGCTTGAGGCTTACGATCAGGCACGGCGGGGGCGTGCACCTGCAAGCCAGTCGCGGGCAACAGGATGAGCGAGCGCTTCTACCATACCGCCGCATGGCGGAAGCTCCGAGCCGCCATCATCGCGCGCGATCCGATCTGCCGCACGCCGGGGTGCGGCCAGCCGTCAACCCATGCCGACCACATCAAGCCACGCCGGCAAGGCGGCAGCGACGACCCCAGCAACCTGCGGGGCCTGTGCAGCTGCTGCAATGCGCGCGTGACCCGCCAGGGCAACCGCAAGCCGCTCCGCGCGCCCGGCTGCAACGCCAGCGGCACGCCGAACGACCCTAGGCACTGGTGGCGGCGGTGATGACCGGGGGCACCTCGCATCACGGCCAAGGGGGGTATGCGACCGTTGGGAGCAATCGCACAGAGTTAGTTTCGGCGGTTGCGCCGTGGGCTTGAGGGGACCGGGCGCGAAGCCGATCGCCCGCAAGGCCGGCGCGACAGTGCCCAGGCGCCAGCGCCGCCGGCCATGGGAAAAGCCCTGGCAGGACCGCGCCGAGCGCGTCATTGCGTTCGTCCGGTCGCTCAGGATCACCTCAGGCGTGCATGCCGGCCGGCGCTTCCCGCTGCGGCCCTGGCAGGTCGAAATAATCCGGTCGATTTACCGGACCGGCGACGACGGCCGGCGCATTGTCCGTGAAGCGCTGATCACGCTGCCGAGAAAAAACGGCAAGAGCCAGCTTGGCGCAGCACTGGCGCTGGCGCACCTGGCCGGGCCCGAGGCCGAACCGCGCGGCCAGGTCTATTCGGCGGCCGTGGACCGGGCGCAAGCCGGTTTGATTTTTTCCGAGCTGGAAGCGTTCGTGCTCGCCGACTCGACGCTGGCCGCGCGATGCAACATCCAAAGATTCGCCAAGCGGATCGAGGATGCCGTGACCGGCAGCGTCTATCAGGCGCTCAGCGCCGACGCGCGCAAGGCCCACGGGCTCGGCGCTTCGTTCGCGATTTACGACGAACTGGCCCAGGCGCCCAATCGGCACCTATTCGATGCCCTGCGCACGTCGATGGGCGCGCGCGCGGCGGGGCTCATGGTGGTGATCTCGACTCAATCGAGCGACCCTCACCACGTCATGACCGAGCTGGTTGACCACGGCCGCAAGGTGCTGGATGGCACGATCGAGGATCCGGCCTTCCATGCCACGATCTATGCCGCGCCGGCCGATGTCGACCCCTGGGACGAGGCGACCTGGCACGCGGCCAATCCGGCGCTCGGCGACTTCCGGTCGCTGGAGGAAATGCGCACCATGGCGGCACGCGCGCGCCGGGTGCCGGCGCTCGAATCGGTGTTCCGGGCGTTGTATCTCAATCAGCCGGTCGACTCGGACAACCGATTCCTCGCGTCGGCCGACTGGGACGCTTGCGCGGCCAAGCCGGACCTGGCGGCGCTGGCCGGCCGGCCGTGCTGGGGTGGGCTCGACCTGGGCAGCACGCAAGATTTAAGCAGCGTGGTTTTGATTTTCCCGGACGATGCAGACCCGCCCACTTTCAACGTGTTGGCGTGGTTCTGGACGGCCGCTGACACCATCGCAGAGCGTGCCGACCGCGACCGAGTTCCATACCAAGTCTGGCGCGATCAAGGTCTGATCGAGGCGACACCCGGCCGCGCAATCGACAAGGGATTCATCGTGCGCCGGCTCGGCGAGCTGCTCGCCACATACGACGTGCGCGTGATCGCCTATGACCGCTGGCGGATCGAGGAACTGAAAAAGGCGCTGGCCGACGAAGGAATCGAGGCGCGGCTGATCGCGTGGGGCCAGGGCTTCGCGAGTATGGCCGGGGCCGTCGACTCTCTGGAAACCGTTGTGCTCAACGGCCGACTCCGGCACGGCGGCAACCCTGTGTTGCGTTGGAACGCGAGCAATGCCGCAATCGCGCTAGACCCGGCCGGCCTGCGCAAGCTGGACAAGGCCAAATCGATCGGGCGAATCGATGGCCTGGTGGCGCTCGCCATGGCGCTCGGCATCTACCATCGCGATGCCGCGGCGCCGAGCGTTTACGAAAAGCGCGGACTGATCGCGCTCGATTTTTGAGCACCACCACAGCCCGGCTTGACACGATCGGCCGTGGCGCGCACCCTTCCGCACGGTGCTAAGAACACCATCGATCAAGTGGCGGCTGCCGCCCCCGAAAGAATTGGCGGCATTTTTGCGCCCGCAGTTTGCCGGGCGTACCGCTTGGCCGGGAGTGCGGCGATCTAAGGCCCGCAAGGGCACGAATAAGCCCGCCGGTCCACTTGCCGGTTCTTAGCTCCCGGCGCCAGCGCCGCTCGCTGGCGCGGCCCGCTTGGGCCGACCGAGGGAGCAACCCATGTCCTTCGCACACACTCAGCCCCCGCCGGGCATCGCGCTCCGGCTGTGCCGCGATTCGACTCGCGCGGAGATCGAGTCCGCGATTGAAAAGCTGATCGGCCATCTCGACAAATTCGAGGGCGACCCCGACTGCGAGCCGGAAGAAGACGCCTGCGAGTTTGAGGACGCCCGGCCCAACCGGTACGCCGAGCCCGCAGGCGGCGACCCGGACGATGCCGAGCCGACCTGGCGCGAAACGGGCGCCGGTGCCCAGGTCACGGCGTCAATGTCCCCGCGTGCTGCCGATGACGACATAGAGCCGACCTCGCCCGAGACCGGCGAGGGCTCCCAGTTCGCGGCGAGGCTTTCAGCCCGCGCCGGCGATGACGATAGCGAACCGTCGTTGGGTTGGGGCGCAGGTGCGATGGGCGCGATAGGCGCAACCGACGATCGCGAGCGGGACCGGTGAAGAGCTGAGCGGCGAGGCGCCGGCGCCTGGCGGGGCCTGCGGCAGGAATAACTTTCAGGCCGCAGGCCCGGAATAATCCACCTCTGCGGAGAATTTTCTTGACAGTTGATCGGACTCGGCGCATTTTTCCATAGCAAGGGAGGATTTTTGATGGCGAACCCGGTCACGCGCGCGCAGATCACTTTCAGCCGGGCCGCTGTGGCCGCCGGGTTAACAGAAAAAACCCTGCGAGGATGGCTCGACCGCGGCCAGGTGATCCTCGAAGGTGACGCCGAGCGCGAGGAAGGAGCCTGGCGCCGGTTCTCAATCCTCGATGTCGTCCGGCTCGCAATCATCGGCCGTGTGGTGCGCTACGGGTTCGAAGTGCGAACCGCCTATGAGATCGTTGCCAGCACGGTCGATGGCAAGCTGAGACTAGTGGCCTCATACCGGAACACTCCGCCCAGCGTGATCCCCGCCGCGCTGCAGGGCTTGGTGATTGTCCTGGCATATGTGGACGGAAAGCGAGTCCTCCGCATCGGCTACAGCCCGGCTGACCGCCCTGACGTGTCCGACCTCGGAGATTTCCTGACGGTCGTGCCCGCGATGATCGCGGATGAGGTGGTCCAGGTGATGGACCTGGTCGCGGCGATGGACCATGGCGCCGATGACTGAGATCGCCCCAGCCCGGATGAGCGGCCGTGCGGCCCGGCCGGGCACACCAAACGCGGATGCCGATGCGCTGGGGCGCCGGCTGGCTCACTCTTCGCCCGTGACGGGTGGGAGCGGAAAATCCGCGCAAGGCCGCACCTGTTCAAAACGCCCGCCGAGAGGCGCGCTAGTCCCCGTGGTCACTGACCCTGAAGGAGTTATTTCGCCATGAAGAAGCTGACTGATATTCGCGCGCGCCGCGCCGCGATCGAGACGGAGCAGCGTACGCTGCTCGACGCGGCCGACAAGGCCGGCAAGGATGACCTGGACGGCGCCGAGCTGGAGAAGTTCAACGCGCTGCAGGCCGAGGACACGACCTTGAAGGGCACCGAGGACCGGGCGCGCGTCCGCGACGAGCTCGACCGCAAGGCCGAGGGCAAGCCCGCCGGGCCGGGCGATCAGGCCGCGCCCGGCACCGTGCGCGCGCTCAAGCCGGAACAGCGCATGGCCGAGCTTTACCCGGCCGGCGATCGCGAGAACCTCAGCCTGGCGCGCGCCGTGCGCGGTGCCGTGCTCGGCGACTGGTCCGGCGCCGACGCCGAGCGGCGGGCGATGGGAACGACGACAAGCACGCTCGGCGGCTTCTTAGTGCCGTCGCCAATCTCGGCGAACATCATCGACATGGCGCGCAACCGGGTATGCGTGGTGCTGGCGGGCGCGTTGACCATCCCCATGGAAACGGCTGATTTGACCGTCGTGCAGGTCACGACCGACCCGACCGCCGCATGGCGCGCCGAGGGCGAGACCATCAGCGAATCTGATGGTGGCTTCGCGGCGCTGAACCTTTCGACCAAGTCGCTGGCGGCGCTTGTCCGATGCAACGCCGAGCTTCTGGAAGACGTGCCCGCCTTCCAGGCTCAACTCGAAATCCAGCTCGCCGCGGCGCTGGCGCTCAAGCTGGACTATGCCGCGCTGTACGGAATCGGCGCCGCCAGCGAACCGCGCGGCCTGCGCAACGACCCGAACGTCAACGAAGTATCCATGGGCACCAACGGCGCGGCCGCTACCACCTTCGACGAGTATCTCGACGCGGCCCAGAAGGTCGAGGATGCCAACGGAATGCCGACCGCATGCATTTATGCACCGCGCACGAAGAACAAGCTGGCGAAGCTGGTCACCGGGATATCCGGCGACAAGACCAAGCTGGTCCCGCCCGCCGACTTCACGGCATTGCGGCGGTTTGTCACGAACCAGGTTGGCGTCGCCGAGACCCAGGGCAGCTCCAGCGTGGCCAGCACGTCGTTCGTCGGCGACTTCACGCATATGGCCTTGGCGATCAGATCTAACATCGTGATCGAGGCGAGCCGGACGGCGGACACGGCTTTCGCCAAAAACCAAATCATGATCCGCGCCATCATGCGGGCCGACGTCGCCGTGATCCGGCCGACGCACTTCTGCCGGATCGTGGGCATCCTGTGAAACCCGACGGCACGATCGAGCAGCGCCAGGCGATCGAGTTCCGCCTGGACGCCCGCCGGCTGGAGGGCTACGCGGCCGTGTTCGACACGCCTGCGAAGTTCGCCGACTTCACGGAGACGGTCGCGCGCGGGGCCTTCGCGGCGAGCCTGGAGCGGCGCGCGGACGTGCTGGCGCTGGTGGATCACGATCCGCGCCGGCTCCTGGCCCGCACCCGCTCCGGCACGCTGCGGCTGGCCGAAGATCAGCGGGGCCTCAGCTTCTCCCTGGACATTCCGGATACCCAACTCGGCCGCGACATGCTGGCCCTGGTCCAGCGCGGCGACATCGGCGGTGCCAGCTTCAGCTTCCGCGTACCCAAGGGCGGCGATCAGTGGCAGGGCCGCTCGCGCACCTTGCGCCAGGTCGAGTTGATCGATGTTTCGATCGTCCAGGCGTTCCCCGCCTATGAGGGCACCAGCGTTGCAGCGCGGGCGCGCGCCGAGCCCCGCCTATCCCTGGCGCTGGCCCGCCGCTTCCTGGAGCTGCCGCGATGAGCTGGATTGCCCGCCTGTTCAGCCGCGCCGAGTCGCGCGCGACGATGACGCAAAAAGACCTGAGCTTGGTTGAGACACTCGGCGGTGAGGCGTCCCTTGCCGGCGTCCAGGTGAGCCCGCGCGCGTCGGAACAATTGTCCGCCGTGTTCGCGTGCGTCCAGGTGATCAGCGAGAGCCTGGCGAGCCTGCCGATATTCGTCTACCGCCGCCGCGATGACGGCGGGCGCGAAGTCGACGACGCGCACCCGGTCGCCCGCGTGCTGCGCCGGCAGCCGAACGACTGGCAGACCATGCCCGAGCTTGTGGAGATGGTGCAGGCCCTCGTCCTGCTACGCGGAAACGCTTATTTGCAGATCGTGCGCGACGATCGCGGCGCGCTGTCCGGCCTGGTGCCCCTGCATCCCGACCGAGTCAACGTCATGGTTCTGCCGTCCGGGCGCGTGCGCTATGACATCGCCACGGCCGCCGGCACCATGCGCCCGTTGCTCGATGACGAAGTGCTGCATCTACGTGACCGCAGCGACTCCGGCATCATGGGCAAGTCGCGGCTGACACGCGCGCGCGACACGATCGGCACCGCGATCGTCACGAACCAGCATGCGGCATCGACCTATGCAAATGGTGCCAGCGTCGGCGGCGTGCTCAAGCATCCCGGTAAGCTATCGGACGATGCGCACAAGCGCCTGCGCGCCTCTCTCGACGATCGCTTCAAGGGACCGCGCAAGGCCGGTACGACGATGATTCTGGAAGAGGCCATGTCGTGGGAACAGATTGGCGTTAGCCCCGAAGCGGCCGAGCTGGTGGAGTCCAGGCGCTTCAGCACCGAGGAAATCGCGCGGATTTTCAGAGTCCCGCCGCCCATCATCGGCGACTTGACCCGGGCCAACTACTCCAACTCCCGCGAAATGGGCAACTGGTTCCTGACGCACACCCTGGGACCGTGGATCGCGAAGTGGGAAGCGGCGCTTGAGCGCGCGCTTTTCAGCGAGGCCGATCGGCAGACGCACATCATCGAATTCAAGACCGAGGCTTGGCTCCGCGCCGACATCGAACAGCGCTACCGCGCCTATGCGACCGGTCTGCAATGGGGGTTCCTCAGCCCCGACGAAGTGCGCCAGCTTGAAAACCGCAACCCCATCCCCGACGGCGCCGGCAAGGTCTTCCGCCAACCGATGAACACCGAACCGGTCGGGGCAAAAGCAACGCCCCCAGCGGGCGGTGGAGGCACGCCGTAGGTGCCCCATGCCGAAGGCTTACCCACGCCCACCGATCGCGCCCCGCGTGCTCAACCACACCGAGACGGCCGCCTATATCGGGAAGTCCGCGACCTGGCTTGTAGAGCATCGCGCGGAGTTGGAATCGCGGGGCTTCCCGTCGCGTCTGCCCCTGGTGGACGGATACGACAAGGCCGCGATCGATACTTGGCTTGACCTGCTCGGCGGCGCGATGCCTCAATCCCCTGCGGAATGCGACGCCGCATGGATGAGGGCCTCACATGGTTAGGCTGAAAATCCGGTATCTCGTGCTTAAACCCCAGGCCGGCGGGCGCGTGCTTTTCTACTGGCAGCCGAGCCACCCGCTACGCGCCGCTGGCTTCCTGCCCCGCCGGCTCGCCGAAACGACCAACACGCTCGCCGATGCCGTCGCCGAGGCGGAACGGCTCAACACCGAGGTGGACGCCTGGCGGACGGGCGCGGCAAGGCCGGCGATCAATCACGGCACGCTGCCCTGGCTGATCCGCCTATACCGCACCGACTCGGCCTACACCGAATTGGCTCCGAAGACTCAGCGCGGCTATGACCAGTGCATTGAGGCGATCGAGGCATGGTCCGAGCGCGCCGGCCATAAGCCGATCGCCACGATCGAGCGCAAGCACGTCAAGGCGTTCTACCGCGCGATGGAATCGACCCCCGCCAAAGCCAACGCCGTCATGCGCGTCCTGCGGCTGATCCTGAATTTCGCCATGGATGAGGGCGCGCTGAGCGACAACCCGGCCGAGCGGCAGCGCTTGACTTCGCGACCGCCCCGCCAGGCCATTTGGAAGCCCGAGGACGTGCGGCGCTTCGTCGAGACCGCCAAAGCCAGCGGTCGGGCGTCAATGGCCCTGGCGGTTCTCCTAGGCGCCAGCCTGGGGCAGCGCGAAGGCGACATCCTGGCGCTCGGATGGTCGCAGTACGACGGCGCCGCAATCGCGCTGCGCCAGCGCAAGACGGGGCGATTGATCGCCGTCCCTGTCATCGTGGACGTGCGCGCCGCGCTCGACGTTACGGCCAAGGTGTCGCCGAGCATCATCGTGAGCGAGACGACCGGCGCACCCTATCGGGAAGATCACTTCCGGCACGAGTTCGCCCGGCTCCGCGCCGCCGCTGGGCTGGACGGCCTATGGTTCATGGATCTGAGGCGAACGGCCGTCGTCTGGCTTGCCGAGGCCGGCTGTTCTGTGCCCGAGATATCCGCCGTCACGGGGCATCAGCTCGACCGCACCGTCAGAATCTTGGAAACCTACCTGCCCCGCAACACGACCATGGCAAGGCACGCCATCACGCGCCTTGAGGCGTACAGGAAGGCAACGAAGTTGGAAGGATAGCTCGGAAAGTTGGAACCAGAGTTGGAAGGATTGGTGGGCTGTGCAGGATTCGAACCTACGACCCGCTGATTAAGAGTCAGCTGCTCTACCAACTGAGCTAACAGCCCGCCCGTCATGGGCGAAGCGGCCAT